TCAACACTCCATCGAACAAGTATCGTGGCATCTATCGCCCTGTGCCGCTTGCCTTGGAACTGATCGAAGCCGACCGACTGGCTACCGACAAAGACACCTACAAGATTCACAGCAAGGACGGCAACAAAGTCATCCGAGGCGTTGAACTCGACGATCTCGGAAAGCCGCTCGCCTACTGGATTTATCCAGAGCATCCAAACGGACCATACGCCACCCGTGTTCTTCCGGTACGGATCGACGCGAAAGAGATCCTGCATTTGTACCGAGTCGACCGGATTGGGCAAACTCGCGGCGTGTCGTGGTTTGCTCCAGTGCTTTCATGGCTGCGAGATCTCGGCGTATACGTCGACAACGAAATACAGGCGTCAGCAGTTGCCTCATGTTTTGGCGTCGCGATCACGACTAACGGACGCGGCGGCACTGGTTTAATGCCATCGACCGACGATGAGTCGAGCGACATCAACGGCAACCAGTTCGAGTATCTTGAGCCGGCGATGGTCGTACGGTTGCAGCCAGGGGAATCAGTTGAGTCGATCAATCCGGGGCGTCCGAACTCAGCGTCTGAACCGTGGATCAATTTAATGCTGCGGGGCATTTCGGTCGGTACGGGCCTGTCTTACGAAGTCGTCAGCCGGAACTACAGCGGCACGAGCTACAGCAGCAGCCGTACGAGTATGCTTGAAGATCGTCGTCGTTTCCGCAGGTGGCAACGCTATGACGTACAGCACATGTGCCAGCCGATTTGGGATAGGTTCTGTGATCAGGCGGCAACTGCTGGCGTCGACGGCTTCCCGTCGATGTCCGAAATACTTGCCGACCGTCGTTCCGCGACTGCGGTCGAGTGGCAAACTCCCGCATGGGAATGGGTAGACCCACAAAGCGAACAGGCCGCGTCAGATTCTGCGTTGAACTCGTTTCAAAGCACATACCAGGACGAGCTTGGACAGCGTGGCAAACACTGGAAAAATGTCTTCTACCAGCGAGCCAAAGAAGAAAAGCTGAAACGTCAACTCGGTCTCGTCACAGCCGACATGGCCAACGTCGACGCAACGCAGGCTGAAGGGCAGCAAATGGCAGCGGCGTCTGCCGTTTCGCAACCGGGACAACCAGCACCGCCAGCCGGTGAGATGTCTGACATGTCTCGGCTGCAATGGGGCCGCAATCGCAAGGCGATTGAAGACATTCTTGCGGAGTACATTGCAGGCACTGCTAGCGAAACAAAATCAAAGGTGTTTCTGCAGTCGCTCGGATTGACTGAAGCGACAGCACAGATGCTTTTGGCGGATGCGTCAGACGGAACTGTTGACACGGATTTGGATCAGGTTCCGGAGACAGAAAATGCCAAGTAAAAAAGGCAAGCTGCCACCATTAAAAGCTCCATCGGTCGTCATGCGATCTGTCGGCATTTCGTCTGGTGTCACGGACGTTGTCATTGCCACAGAAACACCAGTGCGACGATACGACGAAGAACGTGGATACGTTATCAATGAAGTCCTGTTGATGGATGGCGTGGTACTTCGCGCCAACCAGTCACAGATTCCAATCGTTGATTCACACGACGACAGAAGCGTCAGAAACATTTTTGGTTCTATCCGCCAGATGAAAGTCATCGACGGTGAACTTCACGGCGTTCCTGCATTCGCCAGCGATCCAGAATCGCAGGTCATTCGCACGCGAATGGATGAGGGACACATAACAGATTTTTCAATCACAGCCGTTCCGATGGAATCGCTCTTTGTGCCACACGGCCAAAGCTACACGACGAAACGCGGTGCGGTGATCGATGGTCCGGCAGTCATCCATGTGCGATGGCAGCCACATAACGCTTCGATTTGTGCCACTGGTGCAGACGAGCACTCTACTGTCCGTAGGTCATATACAGACCTCGAAAGAAAGGTAACGCGAATGGACGAGGCACTATTGACGCAACTGGCAGCAATGGGGCTCCCTGAAGGCATGACGGACCCAAATCAGATCTTGGCGTGGGTCGTCGGAAAGCTCGGCACATCCGCAATGGCAGAGCCAGCGGAACCAGTTGAGAACATGGACGGCGACATGAAGCCACTAGAGGAAGAAAAGAAAGTCGAAAACATGGACGGTGTGACTGATCCAGAAGAAGACAAGAAGAAAGTTGAGGAAGCTATTAGCCGTGCGTTGCGGACTGATGCGAAACGACGCAAGGAGATTCAGGCTCTTTGCACTGTTCACAAAATCGAGCGATCAGTTGCCGACAGTCTGTGTGACGACGGCGTTGACCTCAACACTGCCAGAACAAGGATACTGGAGCGAATGGCCAATAAACCTGCCGGTCAGTCGACCGAACGTGTCAGCGTCACAGAATCAGCCGATGACAAGCTGTTTGCAGCGGCCCGTGATGGCCTGATCATGAGAACGCTGCGAGCCAGCGGAATGCGAAACCAGACTCTGGCAAATCCAGCGGCCGGACATCAGGACTTCGTCAGCATGAAGTTGGGCCGCGTTGCCGAAATGTACGCGGAAAAGATGGGCTGCGATGTTCGACGCATGGCAGCAAAAGACATCGCACTGGTTGCGATGGGCCATCCGGGAACAATGAATCGATTCCGAATTCAACGTGATGCGTACCACACCACTGGAAGCTTTTCGAATCTTCTGCTCGACGCGGCCAACAAGACGCTTCTGGCAGGATACGAGGAAGCTCCGTTCACCTGGAACATGTGGGCGCGCGATGCCGGAACGACTGCGGACTTCAAGAACATCAACCGCATTCGATTTAGTGAAATGGGTACTCCCGAAATGGTGCCAGAAGGCAAGGAGTACAAAGACGCGGGAATGTCCGACACGAAGGAAACGTACAAGATTAACAAGTACGGCAACATGTTCACCGTGACATGGGAAACCGTCGTCAATGATGATCTTGACGCAATCAGCCGCATTCCTGCAATGCAGGGTGCAGCATGCCGACGTTTGCAGAACCAGGCCGTCTACAGCGTCTTGACGAGCAATCCGACAATGGGCGACACGGGCGCATTGTTTAATGCAACTGCCCAGACAACTGCTGGCGGCCATGCAAACCTTGCGACTGGTGCGGGTGCTCCATCGGTGACGACGCTCAACACGGCATTCATTTCCATGATGACCAAGAAGGGCCTGCGGTCGGATGTGATCCTAAACATTCAGCCGTCATTCTTGATTGTTCCTGCGGCAATCTCTGCGACCGCCCTGCAGTTGCTCGGGTCTATTGCAGATCCTTCCGTCGGTGGCTCTGCTGCTGGTAACAGCAACACGAAAAACATCTACGGACCAAACGGCGATCGACCATTGAAGGTCATCGTCGAGCCGCTGTTGGATGCCAACAGTTCCACAGCGTGGTACTTGGCTGCCAGCAACAGTCAGGTCGACACTGTCGAAGTAACTTTCCTCGAAGGCGAGCAGTCTCCAGTGCTTGAAAACGAATGGGACTTTGACAAGGACGTTTACAAGTATAAGGTGCGTCAGACATTTGGAGTCGCTCCAATCGACTTCCGTGGCCTGTACAAGCACAACGGGGCGTAATTGCCTGACTGATGAAACACGGCGGGCCGCGTGGTCCGCCGTCCTTTGAGCATTTCCAACGGTAGCGGAATGCGATGATCCGTTTTGAAAGGTAATTGAGATGGCAGGTATTCAGGACTTTCAGGAATACGTTGACGACTTCTTCGGGACGTCAGCCACATTTCCAACATCAGCAGATCCAGCCACACCGTGGTTGGTGGCTGATACTTCAGCCGCAGGAACGCCGACATATGTTCGTAACGCATCATCCGCAGTGTTGACGCTCACTTCTACGTCGGAAGTGCAAAATGTTAGCTTGCACCACGGCGATGCCCTGAGCTTCGACATTGATGATCTCCTGTCGGCAGAGTTTCGCGTCAAAGTGACTGGTTGTACGACAGGAACAACGATCAGTTGGGGCATGGCGTCGGCTCGAAACGACACCCCTGCGTCAATGACGGCCCTAGCATTGTTTCAGATGGTCGGAGCCACCAGCACGACTGATGTCACGGTTGAAACTGACGACAACGTTACAGACACGGCTCCGGTGTCTTCCGCTACGTCACTGGCCACAACGTTTAAGCGATTTGTGATCGACTTCAGCAACAAGTCCGACATTAAGTTTTACATTGATGGCAATCGAGTTGCTCGGTCAACGACCTTCACAATGGCTGGATACACGAGCGGGCTTCAGCCGTTCATCCAGATTCAGAAGACGTCGTCAGCCAACACTGACGCAGTGACTGTTGACTATGTCAAAATCGTGGCTAAACGAACATGAGCCTGGCGGAACGGATCGTGACCGATGCGGTGGGTGTGTTTCTCAACAGCGATCATTTCGCTGAAGCAGTCACGTACCACCCGCATCGGTTCGGGACGCCAGCGACGCCAAGAACAATCAAGGCCATCGTGATTCGCAATCAGGTGTCAACGTTTGGGCCGGATGAACAGATCGTGCCAGAGTTTGAGGTCAGAGTTGCAAACAATTCCGCGACTGGAATCAGCAGCGAAGAACTCAACACGGGTGGCGACATGATCAAACTGGCCGTGCGAGTCGGAGAAACACCGACGAAGCGGTCAGTGCAGTTATTGTCTGAGCATGATTCCGGAATGCTGGTCTTAATATGTCGGTAACGTTTCAAACGCCTGTTGTCTCACGAATTTCGGATGAGATTTTTGCGCGGCTGCAGGCGTTGGTTTCCGGCAGTGCTGGGGCGTATGCGTTCACGGATGTCGTCAGGCCGACAAAGCTGGCGACATACACCCCGCAACACGGACTAATC